TGCACTTTTCGGCAAGTTGCTGTTTTGTCGCCTGGATAGCGACGACATTAAGCTGTCGTATCAGACAGCAACTATAGCCAATGCCAGCCTTGATTTTATTGAATTAGTCGAGGAGTATCCGGAATGAGTTACGTCACCGAGCTTGAGAAAACACTCCAAGAAGATTTCGCTGAGCTATACGATTTCGTTATTGCGGGCCAGCATTGGAGATATACCTCGTATCAGCAAGACGTGATCTTTGCCGGCGAGACATATCAGGCAGCAACGATAAAGCGAAACGAGTGGAGTAGCGAGGTGGATTTGAAGCCCGTGCAAGTGCGCGTAACTGTGCCATTGACCGAGTTTGCCGCAAAGTTTGTCGCAAACTATCCCGTGCAGCGGGTCGCTCTTGAAATCACTCGCTGGTTTCTCAATGATCCTACAGCCTACTTCAAGATTTTTTCCGGGGAGGTACTCTCAATCGTGGTCACAAAAGCCGGAGCCGAGGTAGCTTGCGAATCGGCATCTCGACTATACTCCGCCTTAGTACCACGGATAGTCCACCAGTCCGCCTGCAATCATGCGCTATTCGATGATGGCTGTAAATTGGATGAATTCGATTATCGAACTACAGCCGAAGGCGTGACCGTATCAGGCTCTACGATACAGCACGCTGCCTTCGATGCACAGCCAGACGGGTATTTTGCCTGGGGGAAAGTGAAAACGACGGATGGGGATTATCGGGTAATCACGGCACACGTAGGCAACACAATTACGATCCAAACACCCTTCCCGGCCACCAGTCTGGCAACCGGCGGAGAGGTGATTGCCTGGCCAGGATGCGACAAAGCCAAATCAACGTGCCAGACAAAGTTCAACAACTTCACAAACTTTCTGGGGATGCCTTTTATCCCTTCGCATAATCCGGCAATTTATGGAATTGAAACCGAAACCGCATGAGCCAGCACTATTTCGATGACGATTACGAAAAATTCCAGATACTTCAGGCCCGAGCCAATGCCTGGGTAGGGACACCCTATCAGCATGGGGGAAAGACAATCGGCCTTGGCATAGATTGTGTTCATTTTGTGGAGAACCTCTGCTATGAGATCGGCATAATCACTCAAATCACTCAGATTGTGGACTATGGCTACTATCCTCCGACCTGGTATCTCACACGGGAGAATGCAATTGTCGAAGCAATAGATTATTACTTGGCAAACTATCTCAATCCAGCGATGACATATCAGATGTCGGAGACCGATCTATCTAATCGAGCTGGCGATCTCCTTTGTCTACAAATCAAGAGCCCAGTCATCAACCATGTTGCTATCAAGCTTTTGGGCAATGAAATTGTCCATGCGAATACCAGAGCAAAACGGGTCGTAAAAGAATCTGTTGAAGGCTATCTGAAATATCTGCGTCGGGTCTATAGCTTCTGGAGGGCTGAATAATGGCAGTACCGCTCATCGTAATTGGAATATCTATTGCGCTTTCTGCCGCAGCCTCTATCTATGCTCTCCACCTGGCCAGCAAGCAGAAGAAAAATACTCTATCACCACAGACGTTGGATAGCTTTGGTATTACGCAGGCTAGAGAAGGGTCGGTAGTTCCCGCCATTTATGGCCGCGTCAGGTTGCCCGGCAACATTATTTACTATGGCAATCTCATTACAACTGAGATCAGGATGCAGGCTGAAGGTGGAGGTAAGGGTTTTGGTGGCGGAGAAGAACAGGTCGCAGGTTATAAATACTTCCTTGATGTGTGGGAGACCATAGCTGCTGTCAAGACTGGATATGTCAACCTGGTTGATACCTATGTCAATGATAACCGCGAAGCTGTAGAGACGGCAGAAACGCTATATAATAATGGTACAACCGAAATATCTCCATCGGCTTATGTCACGGATGCCAATAAATTAGGTAGTATCGTTCATATTTTCTATCGTCGGCTCGACCTGGGTGACAATACTACTCAGGTTCCCACCATTCACTTCATTGTAGAGCGCATATTAGCAACTGGCCTACCGAGTGAAAACTTGGCAAATGGCTCTAATCCGGCGGCTATCATTTACGACTTACTCCTTATGGCCGGTGTCGCTGCCAATGAAATTGATTTTAACTCTTTCTCGAATTCAGCGACGTTCTGGGCCAGCAAGGGTTATGGACTTAACCTGATTTTATCTGAACAGAAGAACCTGCACGAATGTATCAATACAGTATTTGCCCAGGTGGATGGTACTTTTTTCATCAACAGTTCCGGGAAATATGCCATCCAGGCTTTCGATCCTAGCCAGGCAGTGACCAAGGCTATTACCACGAAAGATTTTTACGAATTCTCGCTCCAGCGTCCATCATATTCCCAGTTGCCAAACTTCCTGCGGGCTAGTTTTATAGACCAGGCTCAAGACTTCAGTGAGCGAATGACCTCGCCATTTGTCAGCGATGCAGGCATTCAAAGTGCCGGTCGCGTGATTGAAAAATCGTTCGATCTGAAGGGATTCCGTGATATTGTGACCGCACAGAAGCGCCTGGCGGAGATCGCCAAGTACAATATTTATCCCGTCTCTAAAATTGACTTCTCAACGAATTTTAAATATGCTTCCTTGTCACCCGGAGAGGTGATCGAGGCACAATATGATGACCTCGGCATTACCTCTGCGAAATTTCGGATAGACTCAGTGGATTTCCCCAGTGTGGATTCTCTTATGCTGAAAATCAAATCTACCCAGGTAGCGGAGGCACTGTTCGATTTCAATTATGCGGCATTTTCTGGCTCTGAGTACTCGCGCAATCCAGCAATACCAAGTGCAGTGGTCCGCTACCGTACAGAGTTCGTGTTGCCATACAATCCCACATACAAGAGCGTCCCTCACAGAATTTTTTTGATCGAGCGAGCACAAGAATTCGAGAATGGGTGCATGGTACAAGCGCGTAGCGGAAGTGCTCCATCAGGGCCACCGTATAACGCCGGAGCAGATGCAGCAAATGGCTATTTCAATGTGGGATTTCTGCGGAGCTTTTCAAAGATGAGCTACCTTTGGCAGCAACCCCAATATGATCCCGGCTATTTCGACGAAACCTATACAATAGATGATGGCGCTGATGGTATTGTGATAATGACACGCGCATATCCGCTGGACTTAACACAGTGGCCTGACATCTCACGAGCGGAGATGTTTAGCAAGAATCGTTTCTTGTTTGTCGGGATACTCGATACTCCTGGCTCCCCACCACCTACTTTTGCTTGCAAGTATCTCAAGGGAGAATTGATTGCTTTCCAGACACTTGCAGCTATAGCCAATCCGGACCCCATCAATTACCCATCGCCGACGTGGCAGTTTTATCGAATCAAAAATTTCTTGCGTGGTGCTCTCTATACCCAAAAACAAACTTACGATGACTCTGACAGCGACTATCCGCCGGTTTGTTTCTTGTGCTCGATAGCCGATAATGTGCTGCCACAGGATCAATGCGCGGCCTATCGAGTATTACTGCCAAATGCTATCAATAAATTGGCCTCGCCGGCCGATAACCATCCTTACTTTCCCCTGCTTACGGATGGCTATAATGCCAGTTTCGCAATTAAAGAAACGACCGCGAATTATGGCCCATTCGCGCCGGAAAATATCTGTGGTGCTGGGCGAATCCAGGCTACCCGAACAGGGAGTAACATCGTGGTGAAATACTATCCGGCAACTTACGGATCACCTGGCGCAGGCATGGGGAACCCCGATGAGATCACTGATTCGGCAATCTTTAGCTATGCCGGGACATTGTATTTTGAACATGGCTCAACATTGGTGCAGAAGATTTCTCCCGATGTGGATTATGCCTTTATCAGTGCAGGCGCAGTTACGCTAAAGGTTTACCAGCGTCTACTGGGGATACTCAACAATGCGGTCTATGGCGAGTTAATCATAGATACAGCAGAGGGCGAATATGTCGCTTACACGGAAAGGGTTGAATAATGGCAATTTTGAGTCCATCCACGTTAGAAACGTGCGATATAGGTACTTCCGGCTGGAAT